TACCTGCCTCCTTAACATAAACACTTATTGTACCATCAGCAATAAATTTATCATCTGTATTATCGACAATATTATCAACAACAATTGGTAAGACTTCAAACTCTTCACCTTGAGCTGTATAATCCGGATATTCTTTAATAGAACCTTGATATAATATAGCTTCGTTATTTACTGTTTCGAGTTTTTCTACTTCACCAGGTGAGTTTCTATTAAACGAAATATCTCCAATAAAATTATATTGAATACCGTCTGCTAGAAAGTAAGAATATTTTCGAATAGTGTAATTACCGGTAGGTAGACCAGCAGAAGCAACCGCATTTATTGGTACAATAGAGGTTTGCTTACCTGCCGGCTTATACCCTATGAGCTTTACGATCTTATTCATATTCTCATATAGAGTAGCTTGATCAAAATTTACCTCAGCAGCTGTATTGTTTAAGTAAAATAAAAGAACATGGTAAGAATAAGCAATTATATCAATTACTGCTGCTAAGTTACTACCTTCATAATTTTGATCCGTAAATTTTTCATTATCGTCTAATCGATCAATAATATAATCCTTTAAGCTTACAGCATCAAACGCAACATATGCATCTTGCGGTAGATTAAAATCTAAAAATTTATTTGATATATCGTTTGTAGAATTTGGCATGATTTTATAATACGTAGTACCCGTTACTATTTAATAACGACTTAAGTGTTATCCCGTATGCATTTAGCGACGGTATGTTTATTTGCATAGCTATGTAAAATTCTTGCTCATCTGTAATAGCATCAACATTTACATTTAATAATTGTATTCTCGGCTCCTGATCAGGTAACTTAGTCTCTATGTCATATTTTATCATGTACGCAGTA